TGAAGACTACACAAATACCTGATGGTAAGGGTGGCTTTGCAATCCCACCTATGCACGGGGTTGTCTATAATCTAACATCTACGCTACAAAAGAACGATAAAGGTTCTTGGTATGGCTGGGTTGTAACGCAGGACAGAATTTTAGGTCAAGCAGATAAGGCTTTGTATTTGAGTGCAAAGGATTTTTCTGGAAATGTATCTAAAGGGACCGTTCAAACAAAAGCAGATGTGGAAGAGAAAGTATCGGACTCAACTCCGTACTAATAAAAATAAGGGGGATTGTGAGATCCCCCTTTACAAAGAAAGAAGAAGTGATAATGAACAAATTTAAATCAATATTTTTAGGATTAGAAATCGCTTATGGACAATACCAACCCGGTGAGCGAGGAGAGAACGGAAAGCAAAAAGGCAAAGCTTTTATTGTACGTGGTTCCGTCACAGACGAACATTGGGACAAACACTTACAAGGAGAAGGACCAGCCTTGGGCATCATCCCTATTACGGAGAACAATGATTGTAGGTGGGGGTGTATTGATATTGACGAATATGACCTTGATCATATTGGCCTCATTAAAAACATTCGGGATAATAAACTCCCTTTAGTAGTTTGCCGCTCTAAATCAGGCGGCGCACACGTATTTTTATTTACCAAAGAAAACATTCCTGCATCATTGATGCAATCAAAATTAAGAGAGATGGCAATCATACTTGGGTATGAAGGGTCAGAAATTTTTCCAAAACAAACCGAGATACTTGTTGAACGTGGGGACACAGGTAACTTTTTAAATTTACCCTACTACAATCAAATGAAAGGACTGCGTTATGCGATCAATGATAACGGTGATGCTCTTACGATTGAACAGTTTTATACTGAATATGATAAGAACAGTTGCACCAGACAAGATGTTGAAGGCATTAGAACTGAAGAGAAAAAAATAGAAGAAGCATTTCCTGGAGGACCCCCTTGCTTGAACAAGTTGGCAACAACAGGTTTTGGTGAGGGTTCCAGAAACAATGCACTATTTAATGTAGCAGTTTATTATAAACAATCTCATCCAGATAGTTGGGAGGATGAAATTGTAAAAGCTAATATGAAATTTATGGACCCACCATTAAGTAATAGTGAGGTTCAACAGTTAATTAAATCAGTAAACAGAAAAGGTTATGACAAATATAGATGTAAAGATGCACCTATTAATGCAGTATGTCAATCGGGTTTATGTAGAACAAAAAGATTTGGTGTAGGTTTTGGTGAAGAAGAAATGCCTGTACTTGGGAGTCTTACAAAATATTCATCTAATCCACCACAATGGTTTTTAAGTGTAGATAAAAAAAGAATAGAATTAAAATCAGAACAACTTTACAGTCCAAACTTATTTGCATTAGCATGTTTAGATCAAGCTAATTTAATTGTACCAATACCTAAACCAAAAGATTGGAAGCAGCATTTTTTAAAACCAATGATGCAAGGCTTACAAGAAGTAGAGCCTTTAGAATCTTTAGATCCAGAGAATGAACTTACGGGATTATTACAAGACTGGACAACCAATAGACAAGCAGCAAGAATAATAGATGATGTATTTAATAAACTACCTTTTACTGATGATAAAAAAGAATTTACTTATTTTAGAATGGAAGACTTTTATAATTTTTGTAAACGAAATCATTGGGAAATGGATAAAACTAAAACCGGTAATTTATTAAAGAGAATGAAAGAAATTTTTATATGTGAGGAGAGGGTAAGAATTAAAAAACAACAACCAAGGTTAATTAAAATTAAAACAATGAAACAAACAGAAGCGTCTGTTTCTAAAACACCATATCAAATAGAAAACTTTTAATGTTTGATAAGGATGTTGGAGCTAACTGGCACTTACGGTTTCGTTTAAAACTAGAAGAACTACAAAAAGAAAATGAAAAACTTAAACTTAAAAACAAAATACTAGAAAGAAAGATAAAAAAATATGAAGACAATAATATTAGGACCTCCTGGAACCGGAAAGACAACAACCCTATTAAACCTGGTCGATGAGTTTATACAAGATGGTATAAGACCAAAACAAATAGGTTACTTTTCTTTTACCAAGAAAGCTGCAACCGAAGCAGCAAACAGAGCTGCAGAAAAATTTAATTTAGATATAGATAATGATCTAACTTTCTTTAGAACTTTACATTCATATGCATTTAATCAATTGGGTATGACTAGAGAAAAAATGATGGGTAGTGAAGACTACAAAGAGTTTGGTGAAAAATGTGGGATACCTATAAAGGTTGCAAAGTTTTCTGAAGGTGATGGTACATTTAATTCTGACAATGAGTACCTTACAATTATAAATACAGCAGCAGTAAAGCGTATGGATCTTCTAGAGTATTATGATTCTAGAAAAAATATATTAGACATAGAACGAAACACATTATTTTTATTATCAGAAGAACTAAAAAGATTTAAAAAAGAAAAAGGACTCAAAGACTTTAATGATTTGATAGAGGACTATTTATTAAAAGAAACCACTAATAAGTTTGAAGTATTATTTATCGATGAGGCACAAGATTTATCTTTGTTGCAATGGGAAATGGTAAGAAAAATATGGAGTCGTGCAGAAAAAACTTACATAGCTGGTGATGACGACCAGGCTATATTTAAATGGGCCGGTGCAGATGTGGATCACTTCATAGCACTCAAAGAAGAAGTAGATGACATACAAACATTAGATCAATCTTATCGTATACCTGGTGGACCGATACACGAGCTATCACAAAAAATAATTAATCAAGTACAAAATAGATTTGATAAAGATTATAAACCTAGAGAAGAACATGGAATTTTAAAAAGATATTCTGATATTACTCAAGTAGATATGAGTGAGGGCAATTGGTTAGTATTATCTTCAGCAAATCATTTTCTAGATTCTGTCAAAGAAGTGTGTGAGCTGCGGGGTTGGTACTATCAATACAAAGGACGTAACTCTATATCCTTAAAATTATTATTAGCATTAAATAACTGGGAGTCTTGGCGTAATGGTGCATTACTTAATCACCTAGAGATAAAAAATATTTACGAATACCTTGGATCAAATGTATTAGAAGGTTTTAGAAAAGGTAAAACATTACACGCAGATAATAAATATACTTTACAAGATTGTCAAAAAGACCATGGTTTATTAGTGACAACAGTTTGGTTTGAATCTTTTGAAGGACTAGATTCTATGACAGAGAATTACATTCGTAACATGAGGGCGAATGGTGAAACACTAAATAAAAATCCTCGTATAACAATGTCAACCATACACGGAGCGAAAGGAGGAGAAGCTGACAAAGTTTTATTGATGCAAGATATAACAAACGCAGCTCTTGAAACATTTAGTTATGATCCAGATGAATTACATAGATTATTTTATACTGGAGCGACGAGAGCGAAGCGTGAATTGCACGTCTTGGATCCAAGAGATTTTGATCGAGCTTATATATTATGAAAAAATTATACAAAAAATTAAAAAAGAAAGGTGTAATAAATGACAAGGTAACATTAGGTGATGTTTGGAACAAGCAGCACGGCGGGAGTCATTATCAAAAATATGTCATACAGCCCAGTAAATTCGTAGTTGAGAACGAGTTGCTTTATCCAGAGGGATGCGTTATAAAATATGTAATCAGACATCGAGATAAGGGGAAGAAGCAAGACCTATTAAAAGCTATTCATTTTATCGAGATGATTATTGAAAGGGATTATAAGTGAGAAGCACGCAAATACCTCTGTTCACACCAGAGACAGAATGGGTTATGCCTGAAGAACTTAAAGATCTTCGAGGGCAAAAAGAAATAGCAATAGATTTAGAGACTAATGATCCACACTTAAAAGAGCTAGGATCTGGTAATGTCACTGGAAAAGGGCACATTGCAGGCATTGCGGTGGCCGTAGAGGGCTGGTCAGGCTACTTTCCTATCCACCACGAGTCCGGCGGTAATATGGACAAAAAACTAGTTTTATCGTGGCTAAAAGATGTTTGTAGTCAGGTTGATACTACCTTTATATTTCACAATGCAATGTATGATATCTGTTGGTTAAGATCAGCAGGGATTAATGTTAAAGGTAAAATTGTTGACACGATGATAGCAGCGTCTTTGATTGATGAGAATAGATTATCTTATCAATTAAATACACTGTCAAAATTTTATGTAGGAATGGGTAAAGATGAAAGTATTTTAAATGCAGCAGCAAAAGAATATGGTCTTGATC